CTAAGAGCTTCACCCCGTCACCGAGCCTCACCCCGTTACCGAGCCTCACCCAGTTACCGAGCTTCACCCCGTCACCGAGCCTCACCCCGTTACCGAGCCTCACCCCGTTACCGAGCGTCACCCCGTCACCGAGCCTCACCCAGTTACCGAGCTTCACCCCGTTACCGAGCGTCACCCCGTTACCGAGCGTCACCCCGTTACCGAGCTTCACCCCGTCACCGAGCGTCACCCCGTTACCGAGCTTCACCCAGTCACCGAGCCTCACCCAGTTACCGAGCTTCACCCAGTCACCGAGCGTCACCCCGTTACCGAGCTTCACTCTGTTAGTATTTTCTGGATTGATATACCAGCCATATTCATTTCGTTTCCACAGTCTGATTTCGTCTACTTTAGCTATAAACATTTAGTTCCTCCAAGAATTAATAACTTCCCAGTCCGTCTCATCGAGTTTCCATTCCTCGGTGTTTTCAAACCACGCCTCTGTAATGGTTTCGATGAGGTCTTTAGCGAGACACTTTCCGGTAATCATTTTGCCTCCTTTTTAATATAGACTGGTAATTGGTCTTTACGTTTACAATAAGGACATTCTATTCTATCATAGGCCGGAAATGCCGAGACGTGCTTTGATTTATTAGGGCAGTTGAACTTATCTATTTCCATCTGAAATATCCCCAACCCCTGTCCTCTTTTTCTAGGTCTGCGCCCATTATATCAGCATCCTTACATCCCTGGCAAACCATACAAACCAATCTATTCCCTTTCTTGACCATCCTTGAATGTACTCTTGGTAAAGTGTGCCCTTTAGCACACATAATATAATCATTCTCGTAGTATATGGCGTTCTTACACATCCAGAGACTTATCATCTTATATTATTTCCTTAGCCTTTGATCTCCAATCAGCAGGTAAATTCCGGCTTTCCGGCATACTGTGTGTAATCATTCACTCTTTAGCTCCTTTTCTATTGTCGGGAAAGTGTGGAATTATCTTCTCTCGTAGTAAATACTAATAACCCCTTTGGCATATCCGGTGGTATTGTCAAACTCGATAGTGGCGTTACCGGAGGCGATTCCTTCAATTAACCGCTCTATCATTTGTCTCTCAAAGTATTCATCGTTGCTGTTACTCAGGTAACCCGCAGCTCTTAATGCCTCATTGTTTACCGAAACAATTGCTTTACCTGCCTCAAAGCCCCTGTTATACCCGTTTGCTTCTCCTGCTAAATAGCTGTTTTGCGTTTGGTAGTCAGTAACCCCGCCATGTATCCAAAACCCAAATATAGCACCACAAAGAAAAAAGGCTCCCATTGCCAAACCGAAAGGATGTTTATACCCGTCTTTCCATGCACAGAGCAAAAGGGAGATTCCAGCTAATACAAAAGCACTAACAGCAAAGATATACATTGTTTTCTCCTTAATAGCTTATTCCCAGCAAATACGCTCCGTTTTGCTCCAGCAAATACGTGCCTAGCAAATACGTTGTCATGGCTTTTTACTCTCACTGGTCGGGGGTGTAAACGGTGACCCCTCGGCACACTTAGGATTATCGCAGTGCTCGCCTTCGTAAAGTTGTCCGCAAGCATCACACATATCCCAGTATTCCATCGGCGGGCCGAAACAGCAGTCAATGCAGCGGTCTTTGAATTGGTCTTGAAACCTGTCATTGACCATACCCAGGTCACGCTCTCGCCCACACTGAGGGCATTTACCGTGACTATTCTTGTGCCAAAATATCTCGCTTACTGTCGCCATTCTTTCCACGCCCCTTGCCGAATTATCATTTTGTGTGACCATTTACTCTTTCCTCACTGTTTGCCGAATAGCCTAAATTCCATGTAAGAAACCAAGCGTATAATTTCAAGGCTTTTATATTCACATCATCAGCCCTAAATACAGCATCCACAAGATCGTTACGAACAACAGCAGTCAGGAAATCCCCTAATGGATAACCTTCGTAATACCATTTCTGAAGATGCTCCATACACATAGCTACGTGATCAAGTTCTTCTGGTGTTAGATTTGGTTCATTATTGTCCTCTACATATTTTCTAATCTCTGTGTAATCCATCATTCCGACTACTTTTAATCTAACTAATAACATAATAAACCACTTTTAATCGTTTGTCAATAGATTTTTCAGAAATATTTTTAGTCTCAAAGTAACCTCTAAAAGTATGCTATACTCAATCAAAGGAGGTGAATATGAGAACTGGAAGAACGCTTAATCCAACAAAGGCCGGTAGAGTCTATGGGAAGTTAACACCGTCTCCGATGGGAGTTAAAATCAAGGATAAATTAATACATCTGAAAATGAACCGAGCAGAAAGAAGGCGACTCAAATGAATCCCTATTTCTTGATGTGCGATGATCTGGAACGAGCTGCTCAAAATAGAGAGATTATTTCCAAGAAGTTATACATCTGGGCATATCTTCAAATCGAAGCCTGGTTAGCTGGTAATCCTACATCTGAACTCCCTTACTGGATTTACAGTGAGGGGTTTATTGATGACAAATCGAAGAAAAAGAAATCAGCAGGGAAAATGGGTGGATTGTCAAGGGCGAATAAATTAACAGCTAAAAGAAGGCATATGATTGCTAGGAAAGCGGCTAAAAAAAGATGGATGCTTAGCAAGAGGGTATAATATATACTAGGGGGTTTTATGACCTACCTTACACCCGGCAGTTCCGAGATTTCAAATCGGACGTTAAAAGCCGGGTAGAACTTTCTTCCCGAGAGGATTAAGATATGGTGTTCTGGAAACGCAAAGTCTCTTTACCTAAAGAACCTAAACAGATAACTAACTCTTGGGTTATAGGTCATGTATGTCTGTTGTATCACGGGTTAGACTGGATACACTTAAAAGAATTATGGTGCAAAAGACCCACAACCTTTTATATGAATTAAGGGTTTAAATTGTTTAAAAAGTTTAAAAACGGTCATTTTATTTAAAACATTTAACAAATTTAAAAGTGGGGAAATTATTTAACTGGTTTAAAAACATTTAAATATTTAAATTTGAGTCTAATTCAAGCGTAAAGTAGGAAGTGGCTCCCACGCTTAAAACAGAATTTAAATTAAACCCCTATATATATAAGTCATAGTTATTAATAATAGCCATGGTATATCCCCACCCCCCCCGTAGAGTACGATTTTATGAATTTAACTAAACGACAAGAATCTTTTGTTAATTACTTATTTCAAGGAATACCCCAAAATGAAGCGTATATCAAAGCAGGGTATTCTTCTAAAATGCTGCCAGCTACTATTTATCAACACGCAAGTCGATTAGCTAAAATGGGCAAGGTAAAGGCAAGACTCGTTGAATTGCGTAATATGGCGGCTTCCCCGGGAATTATGTCAGTCCAGGAACGCAAAGAACGCCTATCAGAAATAGCTGAGGAAACTTGACTGATTACCAGGAAGCAGGAGCTGACGGAGCTGGTTATATCTCAATCACAAAGGATTCTCCTAATACAGCAGCCATAGCAGGGATAGAGTCAGCTACTAAGTTCGATGAGAACGGGAATACCGGAACGCTGTTTACTAAGGTTAAGTTACACGACCCTACTAAGGCAATCGATTTACTAAACAAGATGGACAAAATCTATTCTGATAATCCTGTGGTGAATGTTGACAATCGTAAACTGATAATAGTTACTGATAGTGAGAAAGCTAAACAATTAACAGAAGCTATTGCTGAGGGGATAGGGACTGAGTAATTGCAGATTAAAACCACCTCAATCTATGAACGTAATGCTGAAGCCTGGCTTAATAGAAAGAATGGGATTAGAAGAGCAGGCAATGAAGGCGGGACTTATTCTAGTAAGACGTATTCCATTCTTCAGCTTCTAATCCTGATAGCTCAACACGCTAAACGAAAGCTCAAAATATCTATCGTGTCTGAATCGCTTCCGCATCTTAAACGGGGATGTATTTATGATTTTAAGAACATTCTTGATGATGCTTTCGAAGAATCCCGTTTTAACAGAACCGAGCAATCTTATGACTTCGGGAATGGGTTAATTGAGTTCTTTGGAGCTGATGAGTCGGGCAAGGTCAAGGGGCCGAGAAGAGACATCCTCTACATCAATGAGGCAAATAACGTTCCCTGGGAGACGGCCCGAGGATTAGATACTAGAACAGCTTTATTCACCTTTCTTGACTGGAATCCTACTCACGAGTTCTGGGTTCACGAATATGAGTCTGGCGGGAAGATGATCCCCGGCTGGATACATGATAAAGACTTTCTTCTCATTCACTCAACCTATCAAGATGCTATAAACGTCATTCCCCAAGATAAAGTTCGAGATATTGAATCCTACAAAGACAAAGATCCTAACTGGTGGAATATTTACGGGCTTGGGTTACTCGGCAAGATTGAGGGGTTAGTTTATCCCCACTTTAATCAAGTAGACTCCTTTGATGGTAATGTATTCTATGGGTTAGACTTTGGATTCTCTAATGACCCGACAGCTCTAGTCAAGTGTTCTATTAAAGGCGATTGTCTCTATTCTCAAGAACTCTTATTCGAAACAGGTTTAACCAATCAAGACATTGCTGATAGAATGATAGGGTTTGGGATTAAGAAAAAGTTTGATGAGATATTTGCTGATTCGGCAGAGCCTAAATCGATAGAAGAGATTTACAGATACGGGTTTAATATCAAAGGGGCTGGCAAAGGGCAGGGCTCGGTAGAATTTGGGCATCAGTTAATCAGGCAATACAAACAATTCTGGACTAAAGACTCATTAAACGGGATTAAAGAACAGCGAAACTACCGCTATGTTCAGGATAAGAATAACAAACTCACTGATAAGACTACTCACAACTTCTCTCATTTGATGGATGCCAGAAGGTATGCAGTTGTTGGGAAACTATCTCCAGTAGAGCGGGAAGAGATAGTTATCTTCGATGCGATGTCCGAATTCGGCCTCAACCGGATTTAAGGAGTCTCAATGGGAACTTTAGTTGAATATGATGAGATATTAAAAGAGGCCACAACTCAAGTAGAAGCGGCTTTGTCACTCGAAGATACCGGCTGGATAAACCTCTCTGCCGGAACTGAGGTTATTCCTGCTGCCAGTCGAAAGACTACAGTTCAGGAAGCTAGACTTTATGGACTGAAAGACCCTCTTGCTAAACGTGCTGTAGCTCTTATGACCGACTATTCTTTCGGAAGTGGTATAACCTGGAATGCAGAGAATGAAAAAGCGGCTAATGTCTTAAATGACTTCTGGTATTCTCCGGATAATAAATCGATGTTTACCGCTAAAGGGCAGAGAAAGTCAAGCGATAAACTACTGATAGACGGGGAGATATTCTTTGCGGTATTCTTAGGTACAAAAACTACCATTCGCCGAATAGACCCTCTAGCGATTACTGAGTTCATCACCGACCCTGATGATTTAGAAAACGTGAGATATTACAAACGTGAATGGAATGATGCTCAGAGTAATTCTCACGTAGATTATTATCGGTCATTTGCCAATATCAAAGATGAGGCGTGCATAGATTCTCTAGGGGTAAAACATCAAAAGACGCAAGATGCACTAGTTTATCACTTAGCGATTAACGACCTTAATCAGAGAGGAAACTCTTATCTTCTCCCTGCTCTGGAATGGATTAAATTATATCGCAAATTCCTGGCTTCCCGGGTAGCGGTTATGTTGGCTTTGGCAAGGTTCGCCTGGAAGGTCAAAGTTACTGGTGGGGCTGCGGCAGTTGCTACCACTAAAGCTACTTATCACGAGGAAGAGATTAAAGCAGGCTCTACGAGTATAGAGAATCAAGGCGCAGACTTACAGCCTATCAGGACTGATTCTGGGGCGTCTGGGGCATATCAGGACGGCAGACAGCTTAAACTTCAAGTCTCGGCTGCTACGGGCTTTCCCGAACAGTACTACGGGGATATTTCAATAGGTAACCTGGCGACTGCTAAGACTGTCGAGCTTCCAGTCCAGAAGATGATTGAATCTTATCAGGCAATCTGGAAAGGGGCATTCGAGGATATTTATGACCTGGTTTTGACTAATGAAGGGATAAGCGGCGATGCTTTGTATGTAGACTTAGATTTCCCTGCGGTTACAGAGGAATCGGCAGCGGTTATGTCGCAATCTATTGCTCAGATGGTTCAGACATTCCCCAAACTGGCAGACTCAAATGACGTTCTACAACAGGCGTTAATGACACTAGGAATTAAGAACACGAATGAAGTCATTGAACAGCTAGACAAAATAACCAAAGAATCCAAATCAGACCCGAATGTGGCTTTAGCGAAGGCGTTAAAACAATTTCGAGAGGTTATCAAGAAGGGTTAGTGAAATTCCACATCTTCATTTTTACTAGCAGCTTCCCTTAAGCCATCGATAAAACGTTGAGTAACTTCTTTATAATCCCATATATGACCCTGATTGCCGCCATTGGGAAGTTTAGATTTTAATTCCTCTAATCTATCGGCAAGTGCTTTGGCTTCTCGTGGGTGTATAGCCCCTTCACAATCAGAATGAGCAATTAAAATTAAAAGAGGGTCATCAGGAACTTTATCCCAATCGCCCAAAATTTTATCTTGAAGATGCCCCCAATCCACAATGATAGTTTCTTGATTATAAATGCCATCTTGAACTTTAGTAATCCAGTAACCAGCAACATAGGCCAATGTTCTACGCCATTGTCCAAAAGCCGAATATGCTCCATGCCAACAATTATGAGTAGTATCTAATCCCATACTTCCACCTCCACACTAATAATAAACTAAAGAAAGGAATTTGTCAAGGGGTATAAACAATGGAATGTCCAGATTGTAAAGGGTTAGGTTATAAAGAGTTCGAACATGGACTAATCAGATTACATTGCAAATCCTGTAAAGGCAGAGGCGTCATAGAGGATAATTCAAGACGAGTTGAAAAACCCGAGTCTGAACCTATTAAGCGCAAGAAGGTTAAATGATTATAACGCCTACATTTGAGTGTGCTGGAATAACAAACGCTCCTACTTCTAACTTTCAATTTAGGGAAGTTGGAGGTATTTGGCATGAAGGTCATCCTCTTTATAAAGATGGGACTGATTATCGAGGGTCTATCTTTTGGCTGAAACCGAATACTGAGTATGAAGTTAAATGTGGAAGTGAAACACAGACTTTCAAGACTCGAAACGATAACCCGCCTTCAACCACTCGCAAGACTCTAACATCAGGGCAGACTATAACCGAGTCGGGAACGCCTGACAATTTTGTCACCTATTCAGCATCGTCTACTCTGACTAAAGGCGTCATAATCAAGGCATCTTATATTATCATATACGGGATTGAGATTGTATCAGCTAACACCGGCATACTCGTATCCGGTGAGAATATGGCTACCCCACCGCACGATGTCTTTATAAACGGCTGTGTGATTGACAGCACGTCAACCGCTAACAATGACTCCTGCATAAGAATTGATTACGGGGCTAATAAAATCACAGTTCAAGATTGCCATTTAATAACTAATTGCCCCACTAACTTAGAAGATAAGAATGGGATTTACCACTGGAAAGCTGGGGGAGAGTTAGTCTTCAGGCATAATTATATCGATGGTACTCCCTGGGACGGCATAGGTGGCGGTCAAGAGGATGTCAACACCACTCTCAACAACTGCGATATTTACGAAAACGAAATCAAAGAGGCGTGGGATGACGCAATTCAGTGTGAAGGCGGTGGAGTTAATACCAGGGTATGGGGAAACAAAACCAAGTCCTCGATGTTAGGCGTGACTACTGCACCTTGTCTTAAAGGCCCGGCGTATCTTTTATTTAATGAGGTCTGCGCTGATAAGATGAAACGAGGCGAGGGTAATAACGGCCTATTCGCTCACGGGGACGACAGCACAGGGCGAGTTTACATTTATAACAACTCTTACTGGGGAATGCCTGGTTCAAATGGCGTCTATGCCAAAAACTACGGCGTGTTTAACCAAGTGTCCCGAAACAATATCATAAGCGCAGGCTGGTATGTTATCGAGTTCGGGCATGATCCGGACGGGACAGATTGTGATTATGATTATGACCTCTTATACACAACTGACGCTGGCAGGTTTGTGAAGTGGGGGCCGAATGCTGTTCCTGATTGGAGCGCGCAGGAACTACATTCGGTTAAAGATAATCCCATTTTTGTTGACGGGCCACACGGCGACTTTACTTTACAATCTAACTCGCCGGCAATCGGTAAAGGTGTAATAATTCCTAACATAAACGATGACACTGCACCCTTGAAATATCAGGGTAATAATATCGGAGCGTGGCAAATTCAGGAGGACGAGGATATGAAAACTATGTCAGGCCAGGTTAGCTCACAAGCCGTTACAGGTGAATCGGTCACAATAACCATTACCCCTCCATCTGGGAGTAATGTCGTATTAACCGCAACCACAAACGCAAGCAAGGGGTATTCTACAACCTATGACGCTATTAATGCGGGAACTTATAGCGTAGTATCGTCTATTCCTGAAGACACTGAATATTCTGCTGCGACTTCTCCGGTAGTTACGTTCACTGTAGGCAAAACGCCTAGAACTATCACGCTCTCAGTGAGTTAGACGTGGATATCAAAGAGGAATTAACCGAGATAATCAACCTTCTGGAAGCGGATATTCCGGCTAATCCCGCATCTATAAAGAATGAGACTCTTGAAAAAGGGCTTCAGAAAAGCCTTTCTGACTATTTTAAGAATGTCAATAATGCGCTTGACTGGAATGAATTAGAGCAGATTTATAACAGAAATGTTAAATGAGATTAAATAAATTTTAATCTCTCAATATTATACATTCGCTTTCTGTTTTATCCTTATTACTAATTCCCCGCCTGAATTTAACCTCTCATCTAGTACGCTCCATTTTAGGAACTTGTGTATAGCTGATTGTACGGCGCGTTCTGCCGTTGGCTTACTGATAAAGAAATCGTTTCCCCGAACCTCTCCGGGATATTGAACGTGGATTGTATAACTAGCCATACTCTAATAATAAACTAATCTAACTTATATGTCAAGAGGTAAAATGACTCTCCCCGCAGATATTAATGATTTTCTCAATCCTATTCTAAAAGCATTTAGCGATAACCTTCAAATGAGAATACAGGGTTATCTAGCAGCGGCTTATATTAAAGGGTCTGCTCAGATGCTTGAGTGGGGTAGAACTAAAACCACCGATAAGCCTATTTACTACGAAGGGCCTCCGATGCAAGATGCTATTAATTATGCCAAAACTCATACGGCAACTCTCATTAAAGGACTGAATGAAGAAACTACTGAGCGGATGAGAGTTACAATCGAGAATGCCATTAGAGAGAAGCGGGGCATAGACGGGTTAGCAAGAGACATACGCAAGCAGTTCGATGATATGTCTAGAGTAAGAAGTGAGACAATCGCTAGAACAGAAACGGCAGACGCTCTAGAACAGTCCTTTATGGATAGGTCTAAGGATTTAGGTGTCACAGGTAAGGAATGGGTAGTTACTGAGCCTTGCGAAATCTGCCAGGCTAATGGGGATGCGGGAGTAATCCCGATAAATGATATATTCCCTAGTGGGGATTTGAGGCCTCCTGCGCACCCGAATTGCTTGCTACCGGATATTAGAGTAGAATCGCCCTTCACTGTTGCGGCTAGTCGGGCTTTCTACAACGGGAATGCAGTTGAACTCACTACTGAGAATGGACACTATCTCACCATTACCCCGAATCACATGGTACTCACCCCGATTGGTTTTGTTAAGGCGAAGTTTCTCCGCTTGGGTGATTACGTAATTAGCAGCCTCGATAGTAAGAGGATAACGTCTAGTATTGACCCATATAATGATAACAGTCCAACCTTCATCTCTGATATATGGGATTCGTTTCTGGTGAAGAATCCTATGATGGTTGCTACTATGCCAACTACCTCCGAAGATTTCTATGGCGATGCGGGGGGGTTCGATGGCGATATCAACATTATAGCATCCGATAGCTTTTTGAGGGGTGATATTGGTTATACCCCTTATTTTGAGCATATCAGTAAACATAATTTCTACTGGCGATATGCCAAGTTTCTTCACTTCACGGGTTTTGGCTCTGCTTTGGCGTTCGCTAATAGGTACTCGCCTTCCCCTGATAGCTTTATGGGCGGCGGCAACTCTAGCCATTCGCTCTGTAGGGGTCAGTCTAGCCATACTGATGGTATTGGCTTGGCTACCATTTCTAGGTGCGATGCCGGCATTGAGCAATCGTCTGTGGATAGTTCGTCTGCTTATACCGAACTCTCTAGACAGTTTCAGCTCAGATTCTCCGGACTGATAACGGGCGATAAGTTGGTCAAGGTTAGGAATTTCAATTATTCTGGACATGTTTATGACCTCCAATCTCTAGAACAATTATACATCGCCAATAGCATAATAGTCAAGAATTGCAGATGCGCCCTTGCACCTGTGATGTTAGAGGAAGAATGAATAAGGAATTTTCAAATGAAGAAAAACCTCCGCCTAGTATATGCCAGTCTTCTACAACTGGAATACTTAATAGGTTTACTAGCCGCTTATTTGCTTGGAGCGGAAGACTGGATTCTGTTTATCGTTTGTCTTCTCCTGACATTAGGGATAGGTTTCGGGACAACGGCAATGTATTGGGCTTTGATGGATAAAACAACCAAGAGGTGATTAAATGCCCTATTCGATAGATAATCCCCCAGATAGAATTAAAGATATGCCGAAACCAGCTCAGGAGATATTTATAGGGGCATTTAACGCCGCTTTGAAACAGTATAAAGATGAGGGCAAGGCTAGCGCTACAGCCTATGCCGCTGTGAAGAATAAGTTCAAGCAAGATGAGAAAGGCAATTGGATAGCTAAAGAGGCCGTTAGGCATTATATTAGTGAAGATGTTTCAGAGATAAGATGCCCCGATTGTCAAGGAAAACAGTTTGATATTCAAAATGATTTATATAAATGTCTCTCCTGTGGGGCGTTGTTAGAATCTAATCCTCTACAGTCTAAATACTCTGAGTTAATCCAGGAAGCCAACAAAAGAAACAAACTTAATGATGAGAGCGTAAAGTCTTTAATCAACCAGTGTACTGTTATGCTTGAGACGCCGCAGGATGCGAAAATAGGCGGGTTGATTAATGAAGTTGAATCTACTATCGCAAAACTTAAATTGCTAGAGATTTATAAGACCGAAGATGGCGAACAGTACCCGTCTAGTGCTTATGCCTATGCCCCTGATGATAAACCCGATAACTGGAAACTCAGAAAGTGGGAAAATCCCACTTTGAAAGTTACTCGTAAACAATTAGGGGTTGTTAGTGCTGCTCTTTCGCCTGGTGGGTTTAGAGGGCAGAGGGCGGAAATCGCTAAAGAGTCTTTGCCTGTCATTAAACGCCAATTAAGGGCTGAATATAGAAAACTAGACGTGGAGGATGAAGATATGCCGAAATGGGTCAAGGAATCCGAGACACGAGACATATTAAATAATTATGTGTCACTGGAAGAGGCGGAAGTCGGGGCTAAGGGAATCGCTAAAGTAGTGATTATCAAACCCGGGTTTGGAAATCCGGTAGACAATCACTATTATCCTAAAGAGACACTCTCAAGAGACTTTGCAGCTTTTGAGGGTGCGAAGATGTATTCGGACCATCAGACTCAAGAGGAAGAGAAGTCCAGACCGGAAGGGTCGATACGGCAATGGGTAGCAAGTCTAAAGAATGTCAGATTTGAAGAAGGCGTGGGTATAGTTGGTGATGCTGTTATTATCGAGCCGTGGTTACAAGCCAAACTCGCCACATTGAGAGACCAGAAACTATTAAGCGAAATGGGAATCTCAATCAGGGCGGCTGGTGTTGGAACTAAAGGCAAGATAGACGGCAAAGACACCAACGTAGTTGAACGCATTACAAGAGTCCGTTCTGTGGATTTTGTTACCGAAGCCGGAGCCGGTGGGGGAGTTCTCTTATACGAACATGACAAGGAATTTGATATTGACGTGGTTACAATCGAGGCTTTGAAAGAGCGCAGACCAGACCTCGTTAAACTTATAGAAACAGAAACTAGGAATATCACTCTTAAGGAGGCTAAACAAATGGGCGAACTGGAAGATAAAATCAAGGAGTTAGAGACTGCTAACGCATCCCTCACCACTGAAAGGGATGGACTCAAGACTAAAATCACCGAAGCTGAGAAGGCACAGAGGATAGCCGAGGCAAAGTCTAAAGTAGACGAGGCCATAAGCAAAGCCGAGTTGCCGGAAGTCAGCAAGGTGAGATTAGCCGAGAAGTTCAAGGGTGTCGAATCTGTTGAGGGGCTTACCGAATCCATTAAAGCAGAATCCGATTATGTAAACGCTCTTAAAGAAGCGGGTAAGCCGAAAGATATGGGCGGAAGCAAGCCTGATAAAGACAAGTCTCACAAAGATTTAGTTGAATCGTTTAAGAGGTTGGGGATGACTGATAAGCAGGCTGAAGAAGCTGCCAGTGTGAGGTAGTTATGAAAACAGTTCAAGAAGTTGTGGCAGAGAAGATAAAAGAACAAGAGGATAGGGTTGCTCTGCGTGAGTCTGTTCGGCTAAAGGTAAAGGCTGAACGTGACAAGGCAAAGAAGGTGAAAGATGACTGACCCTACTACCGACATAACTAATCCCTATTACAATATTTATCGAAGCGCAGGCGAGGAAATCTCATCTACTTTTGAAGGGCGACATATTCAAGTTACAGAATCATATCTGGTGCATCCTGCTCATGCCGATGGCTTGGTTGATAAAGGCGATCCCGTAGCCTTGTTTGATGGCGTAGGGGTAGCCCTAAAATCGGCAGAATCGGCAACCGACATTATCCCGGTAGACACTGAAGGTATATGGAGATTATCTGTCACAAATACAGGTGTTAATAACTTTACCAATATAACCGTGGGGCAGGTTCTTTTCATTACAGCCGCAGGAGTCATAACCGATGACTGGGTATCTTCTTATGCCATATTCGGTTATGCCCTTCAGCCTATTATCGGGGTAGGAACGATGACTATTGCAGTCAAAGTCCACTGGATGTATCCGTATTGGTTCTATGACCCGCAGGGTGGAGGCCCGTAACTTTAAGTTTAATCAAGACTAAAAATTAGGAGGTAAAATAATGCCAGCTTTTGGAGTTTATCCCGTAGCAGACGTTCAGACTGCCGGGGAAGAAGTTTCTTCCACTTACGAAGGAAGACATGTCACTCTGTTAGAGAGTGAGTTAATACATCCATCACACACGGATGGCTTTGTTGATAAAGGTGATCCGGTTGTATTTGGTACGACTGCTTTACAGGGTGTCGGTGTAGCATTTAAGAGTGCTGCTGCTGCCACCGACTATATTGCAATCGATACCGAAGGAATCTGGATTATCGATGTCAACGCTGCCGATGATGGCGGGAATCGAGCGATTGAGGGCGGAGACAGGCTGTATATCAATGTTTCAACAGCTATTGTTAGCGCAATTGCTACTGCTGCAACTCAGAGGCCTTTTGGTTATGCGTTAGGCCATATTGACTCTGGCGCAACTGAAACCATTGCAGTCAAGATTCACTGGGATCCGATTGATAATGCTATTCTCGATAGCGAACCTTTTTTCTTTGGTGATGGCAGAGATGCTAACTTAACCTTCACTGATGCGACTGGTGTATTAGCCCTTACGATGGGTACGATTAACGCCACGACCGGCAGAGTTCTTAGACAGGCTGGTACTATCACCGCTCCAAATCTAGGTGATGGTGTGGGGGTGTTTGAGAAAGAACTTACCGCTGCTGGAACTGTAGCCGGAACTTTCGCTGCTGAGTCAACTTGGATTAACTTTGCTGATGCGGCTGTTCCCGGAGCTAACTTAATTTGTACTCATAATGATGGTATTTATCTCCCGGCTGGAATTACGGCTACGAGTGCTACCATGATTATGGGCGCTAGGTATCAGTACGTTGCGGCTGATGGTGGTAATCCTGGCTCGTTGTATCTCTGGTCAACTAACATTTCTGCGAATGCGCTTACTGCATTACTCCACGTTAATGCGGCTGTTGATTTGACATGGGTTACTGGCGCAAAGACTACTAATGTAGGGTCTATTCCTCTCTTCAGGGATGTCTCTGCTGGTAAGACTTGGTACGTCAACGTCTACGATGGTTAAGGAGATTAAATGAGCGTTGCAATGGATAGCGCACAAAAACGGAAGTCAAATCTTGAAATCGAAATGGGCAAACTTGCATTAAAAATCAAACAGGATGAGAAAACATTGTCTGATTTGCAAGTTGCCTATATGTGGAACGAACAGATGATTAAGGATTTGACTACCGATGAAGCTATCGAGAAATCAAAGAATAAAACGGAGGTAAAATAATGCCAGAGTTACTCGAAACTATGAGATCCTGGGACGGATATGTAAGTCTCAGTGAAGTTAAAAAAGCAGACAACTATGAACAGAAGTTAAAAGAAACCATTGACCTCTTGACTAATGCCAAAGGTTACGCTCCCCATAGACATGAGTTTATGATGAGGGAAGCTCTTACCACTTCCGACTTTCCTTATCTGTTTGGCGATGTTCTAGACAGACAGGTATTGGCGTCTTATAAAGCCGTTGCCCCTGTTTGGAAGTCGTTTGTCAAAATGGGAACTGTCCCTCGCATCTATCCCCAGGTTGGCGGGTATAGATTCGCTATTACCGGCGGGGATCAGCACCTTGATGAGGTCGCTGAGAAAGGCGAATACCTAGCTTCGGAAAGAACTGAAGCCCGCTATCCTGTTTACGTCAAGAAATATGGCCGCCAGTTTGACATCTCCTGGGAGGCCATGATTAACGATGACCTCGGAGCTTTGAAAGACACTCCTGAGAGATTCGCCCGGGCTGCGGTTAGAACCGAACATAGATTAGTTTCAAGTGTCTATGTTGGAGATGCGGTGGGTGCTGGTACTCATGCCACTGGCAGTATCTATGATGCGGCTACGGGCGGAGAGATTAACGAAATTGCGCTTCCTCTGACTATCCAGAATCTTGAGAATGCTTGTGAGGCTATGGCTGGATTCTTGGATGCCAACGGCGAACCTATCATGAATCGGGCTAAATATCTCGTAGTTGGCCCGGGGCTTGAATTTACAGCTCGCCAAATCCTGACCTCAACTTTCAAATCCTGGCACTATGGCGGAGATGATGAGGCGTTTGCTGCGGCTGGACCTATGCCTACGACTAACGTCATCTCTCAATACGGACTTCAGCTTGTTATTGACCCGTACATTCCCATCTTTGCACCGAACTCTGTTCTTTCCTGGTTCCTGTTTGCTGACCCGTCTGACATTGCTGCCCTTGAATGCGATTATCTGGTAGGACATGAGAGGCCGGAAATCTGCATGAAAGCATCAGACAAAGTGTCAATCGGTGGTGGCGAACTTGGGGCTATGACCGGGGACTTCGCAACTGATAACGTCTTCTATCGTGTTCGAGATGTCTTTGGTTGTAATAGACTTGATTGGAGAGCAACTTACGCCAGTGTAAGTGCTACCTAGTTCTCGATTCCAATCGGTGAGGGGAGGTATTGAGGTGACACCTCGTTCAAATGGCTTCGTTATGCCAACCTCCCATCACCTCTGGAGTTGATAACTTGGAGGTTAGAAATGGCTATAACTGATGTTTCAGAGCCTATCCAGTTTAGGCGTAGATTTATAGGGCTATCAACTGATGTAAAACCAACCGGTGTCAAATCTGGTTCTGAATTCTTTGAATCCAATACCGGACTATGGTTTATCAATATTGATGGTACTAACTGGGTGCAAGTGGCGGTAGCGTAATGCCAGACACAGTTTTTAGAACAATCATACCTCCACTTAAAGCAGTAGATAACGGGGATGGGACTTATTCAGTCTCGGTAGTGGTTTTGAATCCAGCAGCAGGAACGGATTCTACATTTGAGATAGTTTATCCCCCTCTCAAAGCTATTGATAACGGGGATGGAACGTATTTACTTTCGGGAGAGTTATAGATGGCAGACACAGTTTTCAGGACAGTTCTCCCTTATCTTAAGGCCGTTGATAATGGAGACGGCACATATTCGATGGGGATTAGTATTCAAGGCTCTAGCCCTCTTACTACAGGCCGGTGTGCGACCTATGTAATAGCAGCTTCAGACGCTCCCGCTCACGTTAAAACACAGGCTGATTATGTCTGCGATGGGGTAGATGATGATGTGCAGATACAAGCGGCGATAACTGCGTTAGGTTCAGACCCAGGGGAGATAATTCTAATCGGGCCAACTTTTAACTTGACTGCACAGGTAACGGGAACGCATAGTATATCAATTAGAGGCGTTGGAAGTCCTGTACTTAATATAGATGCCGCATTAACTGGGGCAGACCTTTTCAGCTTTGCCGGTTCAAACTCTGCCACTACTACATTATCAGGAAATGCCACTGCTAAAGCCTATACAGTAGCCGTGACAGATGCTACTGGTATAGTGGTTGGGGGGTTATGTTTAATCTACGATGATACTGTTTGGAACGCAACCGATTATCCGAATAATAAAGTAGGGGAATTACACAGGGTAAACGCCATTTCAGGCACTACAATTACTCTTGAAGAACCTTTACTTCACGCTTATACAACGGCTAACAACGCCACTTTCAAATACATTACTCCTATTACTGTTATGCTATCCGATTTCTCGATAGTAGGGACTAGCCGAACACTAGATTACCGAGGCATACATCTTGAGTATTGTGTTGACTCTAAGTTTAGTGGCGTAACTCTAAAGGATTGTGGTTTACGTAGTATCTCGTTAGACGATTGCTACAATACTGACATAGGAGGGTGTGTAGTATCAGGTTCAAGATATGCTGGTCTTGGCTATGGTATCCAAATGTGGAACGGGACAGCACATACACACATACACGATAACGAACTTTTTAACTGCCGCCACTGTATAAGTGCGGGTGGGGATGAATCTTCACCCGGGCAATCTAGGGATACTCTAATTGTAAATAATCATATTCAAGCCCCATATGGTAATGTCGCTTGTGATGCTCATGGGATGACTTATTCCTATTACGTAAAAGATAATATCATGCGAGGTGATGGTACGGCAGTTTATTTCGGAGCATTGCTTACGACTATTGAAGGCAATGAGATATGTTGGGGAAAACTGGTCTGCCGAGACACAAATCAGGGATGTTATCTAACTATCAAAAATAACCGAATATTGGGGGACACAACCACAAACGGAGGGATTTTAATTAACGATAGTACGGGCATCCAGTATGATTATATCAGGGTAGAGGACAATGAGTTTTATGGTGCATTATATGGAATCTGTCTCGTCTCTAAAGGGATAGACGAGGTTTATGTAATCAATAACACAGTTATGGGAACTGGAACTGGATACTCGGGAATTTATGTGTACAAAGCCTCAAAAGGAATAATCGCTAATAATACGATAACTAATACCACCAAAAATGGAATTTACACTAATCTATCAAGTTACTTAATCATCACGGGTAATTCAATAAAAGATACTGGTTTGCCAACGGGGGGATGGTACGGGATATTACTTATAGAGTCAACCTATTGTGATATATACAATAATGATGCTAGTTATTCTAGTGGCATTTTTGATTATGCGTGTTATGAGTCATCGGCGGGTGTTTGCGATTATAACATCATTAAAAATAATAGATTTATGGCGGGAGCTTCAGGTGTAATAAGGCAACTCGGAACGCATGATGTCATTAACTCAAACGAGGGCTATATTGCTCCTGGTGAAATCCGCACTTACTCGGGCACAATCGCCACATTAACTGAGAACGCTTTTAACTCAGTAGATAATCCATTCGGACAATCGGTTAGAGTCCTCTCAGAAGATATTTACGTTTCAACTGGGGCAACTGCTACCACGCCGAATATAGATTGCGGCATAGGGTCAAGTGCTACTACAGACTACACAACTCTGTTTGACGATTTACCAGGTGAAACAGTAGGCTTTTACAACTCATTGGTTACTACCCCAGGGGCGCAGACTGTGCCTCAGTTATGGGCTTCGGGAAGTGGTAATAGATACCTTAATCATTCAATCAAAGGGGCGGCTGCTACGGGCATGGTTGCCACTTATACAGTCACAGTAATGGGAGTCTAAGATGCCAGAACAAAAAGATAATCAGAGAATTACTGATAAATTAGAAATAGTCTTGACTGGGCCGGATGGCAAAATAAAAGAAACTAGACTAGTGGAGGGTATAAATGAGACAGGAAAAAGATATGGGATTCAAAACTGGCTTCGGAATAAAGGGTTTATTCCACGCTCAATTATTCGATGAGAACGGTAATGTAAAAGAGGAAAGAATTGTCCATAATACCGTTACTGAATTAGGTGATGCTCACGTAGCTGACCAGATGTCAGATTCGGGCGAGGCCGCTCTTGGATATATCGCAGTTGGTACAGGCACAGGCCAAACCGCTGCCAGTGTAGGGCTAGCTACGTCTCTTGATAGAAACGCTTTAACCTCTACGACTCAAGGCGCAGGCGCAGCCGATAATGATGTGGTATTCGTAGGAACCTGGGCGGCGGGAGATGGTACGGGAGCGATCACTGAAGCTGGTATTCTGCTTGGTGATAATAACACGTCTATGAATTACTATGCTGACTTTGCGGTTATAAACAAAGCTGCCGGGGACTCACTCGTCATTACGTGGACTGTGACGTACGGAGCGAGTTAACGAAAACCTTTCTTGCTGGTGAAACCATAGACATAGGGGATGAGAGGTTAAGTTACTTCTCCCCCTATGTCAAGGTTCGCAAGTGGGGAGACGAGTGTTCTTTCAGTCTCAGATACCCCACTCTAGCCAAGAATGACATTGTAGTAGAAAATGGCAAACACCTCTGGACTGACGGGAAGATTAATCTCGCTATCTATCCGAAGGCCGCTGTTATAGGGAAAGATGATGGCTCGCTGGAAATCGAGGCAACCTTTTATCAATGTCCTGAGAATAGTTATCTTGACTTCGAGATAGATAGCACTAATATTGAGTTTTACCTTCAGACGCCTCTTAACCAGCAACTAGACGTGATTGCTCACCACCAGAAAAGGGCGAAGGGTTACACCGTCACCGCCGATGAGACTCATATCTATGGGAAGAATAAGGTTTTAGGTTCGTGCCCTGATTACATTCCCTATTCATACTCGCTCTTTCACTCCACTAAAAAACAATGGCATAGAAGTCTATCTGATGCCCTCAAATATAAATGGGGCAAGATAGGTTCGATTCGCAGGCCGAAACTCACTGACGCACTAGGTAATGTTTCCTGGTGCATGATGAGTATTAAAGACGGCCTGTTGCGTGTTGAGATGGATATGGCGTGGCTTAAAGCTGCGACTTATCCAGTTATCTTAGACCCTGATTATGGTATGACTACAACGCCTGCTTATCCTGATTCTGAGTACCTTAACGGCTCGGAATGTTTTGTGGCTGAGTTAGGGACAGCACCCGCAGACGGCACAATGAACCAAGTCCATGCTTATCTTGATTGCGATTCAGGAACTAACGCAGCAATATTCGGACTTTATAATTCATCTGGGAGTAACCCGAACTCTCGTATATCAATAGAACCGTCTTCTACTGTCACCATCACAACTACAGCAGGATGGTTCAACTCAACCACTGATCAAAACCAGGCGATGACATCAGGGGCTACGTATTGGGCGGGAGTTCAGACGGCCTCTGCCGTAGAAGTATTTATCGGATATGATACTACTGGCGGGTCAGGATATGAAGGGTATTTCGATAATGTTTCCTCTCTGCCTGCATCTTGGACAGACCTCACCTATGGCAAACTGACCGATAAACGATGCGCTTTCCACGTCACATATACGGCTGGCGGTTCAGCTCTGACTAAATCTTTATCAGATACATTGTCTATCTCATCAGCCTTGTCAAATGCAGTTAGTAAACCACGTTCAGATACAATGTCTATATCAGATGTCCGAGCGAAAGCGATTGGTATCCCGCAAACAGACGCATTTGCTATTGCAGATTCTTTAAGTAATGGCATAGGAAAACCTAACGCAGATTCTATGTCTATTGCAGACTCTCTAATTAATGATGTAGGCAAGAGTAGGGTTGACACAGTAACAATAGCCGATGACTTTACTCGAGTAGTAGACTTTGATAGAACGCTCTCGGATTTAGTATCTATACTCGATTCTTTGAGTAATGGCATTGGCAAACCCTTAACAGATGCCTTATCAATAGCTGATTCAATTAATGTTGTTAGATTCCTGAACGTTATCTTAAATGACACGATGACTATTGGTGATGCTCTTTCGAAGGGAATAGAACTCAGCAAATCAGACACGATAACCCTAGCTGATAGTCTGGTAAAATATCTAGGACTAGGAAAAGCAGATTCGATAAGTATAGCGGATTCCCTTTCGAAGGCATTTAGCAATTCTCAAGCGGACTTAATGGGGATAACTGATTCTCCCGTTAAGAGTGTTAGTATTATCCAGGCTGACCTTATGGCGATTGCTGACATCTTTGACAGGGTTGTAGGGTTTACTCGATCATTATCTGAGTCTTTGTCAATTAATGAGAACATATCAAAGGCAGTTGATAAGGTAAAATCAGACACGGTTATCATTACGGATTCTTTCTTCCGGGTGGTGAGTTGGACTCGCTCTTTATCAGATTCATTGGGGATAACCGACTCTCTTATTAAATCATTCGGAGCAGTCAATTCTGAAATCGTTGCGATTAATGAATCGATAACTAAGGCTTTTGGTAAAGTCAAAGCGGACACGTTAGCAATTACTGATTCTCTCGTTGCCGTTCTGACAGCTTTAACGCTTACACTTAATCTATTTGACACAGTAGTTATAACCGATTCCGTAACCGCTTATCATTGCGTCAAAACCTGGGTTAAACAGCAAGTCTCAAGAATGAATGCAACGAGAATGCAGGTCTCTAGAATGGGTATTCAAAAGATAAACGATTCCCGTATGTCTCTGTGGAGATATATTTGCAGGAGGGTTCCGTGACAGATTTAGAGAAAATCAGACTCAAGATAGGCGATAAAACAGTTCCTTATCATTTTTCGGATGTCGAATTACAGGCTTTTTTAACAGATGAAGGGTCTATTAATATGGCGGCGGCGGCTGCATTAGAGGCGTGGGCAACTGAATATGGATTTAACGCTGACTCTGAACATATTGGGGATTACTCTTATACTCAGAAGATTATTGATAATATGCTTAAACTGGCCGCCAGTCTGAAGAAAGCAGATGCCGAAAAACCATCTATTACTTGGGCGGAGCCTGACTTGATGTTTGAGAGTGATGAAGAATGAGTTATTCCGATCTGTTAATCAATCTTTGCGATATTCAACGCTTTACCGAAGCGGGAACTTATGATGCCTACGGACAGCCAGTAAAGACGTGGGCAGATATTTATACAGACGAACCTTGTAGACACGTAACCGGCAAGGGTAGAGAAATCAAGGTGGGGCAAGAAGTTCACACTGTCTATGACCAGCTATTTGTGGGTAACATAGATATCACAGTTCAGGACAGAGTAATCGTTGATAGTGAAACTTATCAAGTGGTAGATGTTCTTTTCAGGCAGGATGGAGTCGGGAGCCATCACAAAGAGGCTTATTTAGAAATTGTGAAATAACCCATCTATATAGCATTCATAACAGATTGCCACATCACATTCACCAGCGCCATTTGAATACTTGCCTAGTTGCTTATTAGTATAATCGATATTTTCAGGTGTTTTTTTGCACCTCCCAGACAATCCGACTCAAGGAAACCATCTGCAAGACACTTTGTATTATCGCCGAATCTAAACTCAACAACTAATCCTTTAAGCGTGTAGTCACCGTTATGATTTTCCAAGTCCTTACCACATTTGAAACACTTCATCTAACCCTCCTAAATAATTTAATAACACACCTGATCCCATTAGCTATCCCAAAAACAACAAATACATAGAGTAAAATGACTTCGCTAACTTCTATTAATCGGATGCTGTCAGCCCACGCACCGGCATAATATAAGTAAAGCAAATCTCCGGCAAGTGCCGCCAGAAAGAAACTAACAATAAACTCTATCATATTTTAATCATAAACCCTAAAAAGGAATTTGTCAAGTATGAAAATGACAGTAGATGTAGAACTGAATTTGAATATAGATAAAGTTACTAAAGAGGTCATAGAAGCTAATCGAGAGGCTATGAGGGATACGGTTATAAGTATCACCAATGATGCTGTTAAACTATCCCCCTATCAGACAGGCCATAATAGACGTTCAATCGCTGGTGAAACATCAGGATTTGGGGCAGTAGCTCAAGGGTCTGATGCATCAATCGAAAGAATAGTAAACGATAGTAAAATCGAGGGTGCTGTCTATTCTACTTCGGGCTATGGCGGGTTTTTGGAAACAGGGACTTCCAAAATGCCCGGTAGACCGTATTTCAAACCAAGTTTAGATATGAACTTTAGTCAAGATAAATTCGCTGAACGTGTTAAGAGGCATTTGAAATGAGTACTAGCTCGTTCCTATCTCACTATCTGACCGAAGTCACGAACGATTTGAATCACTTTTCAGATTCACATAGCACTAGTACTTTTCTTTAGGTCTCCCCTTATTTACTGGACGTCTCCAACAGCCTTTATATTTAAGGGACGTTACCGGCTATCTCGACCTCATACATTAACTATAAACTAAAATCTATCATTTGTCAAGGGGTAATTTATGGCTTTAATGGATACCAATGCCGTCATATTGAAATATCTCTCCACCGCCTCCGCAGCGACTAACCCTCTATTGGCGTTAGTCCAGGCTGGTGGAGTTACTAGAATCTATTGTCCTCGTGCGCCCGAGAACGCTGTATTACCTAACGTGACGTATTTCACTAGAGGTGGGACTTCAACACCTTATATCCCGGACAAACCGCTCCCCTCAGTTCAATTTGATTGTTGGGCAGATGACCCGATAGAAGCTCGAAATATATATAGAAAACTCTATGACGCTTTACAGGGGATTCAGAACGTCAACGTCACGATAGGGATGGTAACGTATGTAATACAAAGTGCAAGGGAAGAAGTACAGGGTCAAGACTTGGTGGATACTGATATTCCGGGAAGATTCCGGGTATTAACTTTTTTTGAAATACAAGTAAAGTAGGAGGTTCGAATGGGAACTACAGCTAATGTTTTAGTAGGCGATGCAGCGGTAACAATCACTTGTGCGGCTAACCAGTCAGGCGGCTTGCAGGAATCAGGAACGGGGACTATTGCCACATTCTACACCGTTGATGGTGTGACGATGACCGTCTCTTCTAGTTTCGCAGATATAAAAGTAGAAGAGAATGTCGGCACGATTATCCGCAGATTGACAGACCAGGAAGTCAAAGTTACTTTAACCTTTGCAGAAGGTACTCTTGATAATCTCGTAGCAGCTATCCCGGGAAGTGCAATCAACGTTGGTGGTACTGTTGTGACAATCGGCGGTGGTTTGGCGGGTGATCCTCTTCTGCAAATCTTTGAACTTGACTTAGTAGGAGTTGATCCGGCTGGTGGGGCACGGACTATCAATATCCCTGAAGTTAATCCTACCGGCGAAGTCGGAGTGCCTTACAAGAAAGGCGAGATTTCTGTTGTGCCTGTGACGTTCTCAGCTCTCGTAGCTGACACTGGTGTATTCGCAACTATAACTGATGCATAGGAGGCAATATGGGAACTACTGCTAATGTACTAGTTGGCGTGGCTGAAATCACGCTCGGTGTTGGGGTGGATGCCTCCGTAATAGGATATACGGTTGACGGGGTTAATATGACTGTTTCCTCTTCATTCTTCGATGCCAAAGTTGAAGAGAATGAGGGAACTGTTATTAGACGACTGACAGACCAGGAAGTCAAAGTTTCCTTAAATGTAGCAGAGGGAACTTTGGCTAATCTGGCAGCAGCTATCCCCGGTTGTGACTTAACGGGGGCAGTTATAACCATTGGCGGAAGTGCTTTACAGGAACATCGTTTGACATTACGAGGCACTACTCCTGCTGGCAGAGATAGAGTTATTGTATTAACCTCTGTCAATCCTACGGGTGAAGTGGCAACCCCGTATAAGAAAGGCGAGGTAACTGTCGTACCTATGACCTTCTCAGCCCTTGTTAACGATTCTAGCGAGTTTGGGAGCGTAACGGATGCTTCGGCTGTGGCTCCGACTCTAACAGTCGGGGCAGATACTCATGCTGAGACACCTGGCGGAACCTTCATCCATGCCAAATTCTCAGTAAACATGGCAAACCCCGCAGGGAAACATCTTGAATTCTGGTTCACTGAGGCAACTGTTGGAACTAGGGCATTTAGCGCAGCCGCTTTGGATGGGTTAGATACTATTAAGCTAACTGTCAGTGGTGCAGCTATCGGGGCGGGTCATGCGCTTGCTCTTTACTATACACTTGGAACTGTGATGTCGGCTGCTGGTGGTATTCTTGACTCTTTCTCAGCACAAACCGTTGTAGTGGTTTAACGCTCTGTAATCAAAATCTAGACGCATTGATAAAGAAAGTAGGGGTAATCTATGGAAAGAACCGAAGAGGATAAAATTGTACAGTCTCCTATAAAAGTAATCTTGGGCGGAAAGAAATTTCCAATCCGCCCTCTGGTTATTAAAGAGTCAAGGGAATGGCGGAAGAAACTAATCAAGGCTTTAGGGATACTCCCCAAATATCTGAATATGAAAACAGATAACCCCGAAGCCTTTACTGAAGCCCTTGACTCTATGCTGAATGAAATGCCAGACGTAGTGACTGATTTATTCTTCTCCTATGCCAAAGACTTGGATAGAGATGAAATAGAATCTACCGCTAATGACACTGAACTAGCCGAGGCATTTCAGGAGGTTATGAAGTATGCCTTCCCTTTATCTCAGAGTCTAACAAAAGTACTCAACAATCAGACTTAGGGTCAACGTTTGAATTTTTGTTAGCTGAATGGCATATAACACCGGATTACATTGTTTCTAACTGGACTGATGAGCTTTTAGAATTAATGGTTAAGAAGCTCACCGATAGAAAACAACGTGAAATGGGCGCAGTAGAACATATTAAACCACAGTCTAATAATAAAGTGGTTTCGGATGAGACGTTATTCGGGCAATTAGGTAAGAAGATAAAAAGGAAGTAGCATGGCGATTTCGATAGGTGATGCTCTTCTAAAATTAGGTGTTGATTCGTCTGAGCTTGATTCGGGGATGAAGAAAGCTACCGATAATATCAAGCAGCAGATGAAGACCGTAGGCGTAGCTTTGACTGGATTCGGAGCTACGGTTACTGGTGCATTGGCTTTAACTGTTAAATCTGCCGCTGAAGAAGAAGCGGGGATTATCAAGCTCACTCAAGCATTAGATAATGTAGGGGTAGCTTATGACGATGTGAGGGAAAGCCTAGAGGCTAATATAGATGCTACTCAACAGAAAACATCTATTGCCGATTCTGCACAGCGTGAAAGTTTGCAGAGATTGCTTGAGGTCACGGGAGATTATCAAAGGTCGCTAGACCTTCTCCCGTTAGCTTTAGACATGGCAGCGGCTAAAGGGATGGATGCGGCTTCGGCTTCTGAAATCATAGGCCGTGTAGCTGCTGGAAATACTACTATTCTCTCAAGGTATGGTATTCAGCTAAAAGAAGGGGCTACTGCAACTGAGGCCTTAGGTGCTTTACAGCAGAAATTTGGAGGCCAGGCTGAGGCTTATGGTCAGTCAGTAGCAGGACAATTTGCTTTAATCAAAAACAATATCGGTGATTTAATGGAGTCTATCGGGACAACTGTATTGCCGATAATCAGAGACTTTTTCACCAACACTCTTAACCCTCTTATTCAAAAACTAAAAGCGTGGGCAGACGAACACCCTAACTTAATTAAACAGATAGTCATTTTAGCCGGTGTAGTGGGTGGGTTTGCTACTATTCTGGGACCGCTTCTAATTATGCTCCCCACATTAGCCGCTTCGTTTGCTATGCTTACCGGGCCTATTGGATGGGTTATATTGGCAGTTATGGGATTAGTAACTGCAGGAACTCTTTTATGGCAGAACTGGGATAAAGTAAGTAAATTCTTTGTAGAACTATGGTCTAATATGAAGATAGTCTTCGCCAATGGGGTGAAGTTTATCATTAATACTGTCCTACTCCCGTTTATTGAATACTGGGGAAAGTTAATCGGTGGGATTGCTCTTGGGTTAGGTAAACTTGTTGGAATCTTTAACAAAGAACTCGGAGCGACTATTGAGGGAATCGGGCAAAAACTAATCAACGCACGTTCGGAAATAAACGAATGGGCGGATAATCTTATTGACTCAGAGAAGGTCAAACAAAATGCTAGGGAAGTGGCTGACTCTGCTGAGAAAATGGCTAAGGAAGTTGCACAAACTGAATTAGAAACGACTAAAGCCCTTAAAGCTGAGTTACAAAAGCAGTATCAAACTTCTAAGGATTACTATGCAAATCAAAAAACACTCGCTCAAAAGTCCACCGATGACCAGAAAGCAGAGATATTAAAACAAACCGAAGAAAAGAAGCGAGCTACTGAAAAGGCTATCTCTTTATTAGAGAAAGAATACGATGCTAAATTAAAGACTCTTTATGCCGAACGAGACGCACAGTTATCGGCTTTACAAGAGCAGATAGATGATATTGATCGGCAGACAGAGCAAGAGGAACTAGCTTTAACCCGGGCAGACGAACAAAAAAGGCTTGCTGAATTACAAGCGGCTGCTGAATCTGCCGAAACAGCCGAGGACAAAGCCAAAACAAAGCAGGCTTACGATGAGTATTACACTCAAGTTCAGCGTAATGAACTATTAAGACAACGTAATGCGGAAAAGGACTCATTACGTCAACAGATGGAATCTGTCAGAGCAGCAGCAGAATCCGAAGAAGTTAGACTAAGACAGGAAACAGATGCCAGGATTGCCGAATGGGAGCGGGCATTAGATGAGTTCCTAGAACTCGAACGGATAAAATCTGACAACCTAGACATCGCTTTAGAAAATGAATTAGACAGATTAGCCAAAGAGGAAGAAGCTATATCAATGTCCTTTGATGCCCGTATTTCTGCGGCAGAGGCTTACCAGGCGGAATTAGAAGCCACATTAAAGGATGTTACGCAAACAGTCACCACTAATTACGTTACAACTGGCTCATCTAGCGGTGTAGGGAATCCCCCGGCTGGGGCAATCGATTATGGGACTCAAAATGGGCAACGGGTTGCACTTATGCCCGGAGGTAAATACGTTCCTTATGCTGAGGGAGGGATTATCCCAGAACCTACTTTGCTTTCTTCTTTAAGAACGGGTTTACCTTATGGCATAGCAGCAGAACATCGTCCGGAATGGATTACTCCAACAAAAGAACCACAAACCGCTAATATAACCATTATGCTGGACGGGAGAGTAATTGGGAGAGCGATTGGACAGCCCCTAGTAGATGAGATACGAGTCAGGACAGGAGTTAGAATATAATGTTTTCTGTCTGGATTGACGGAATAGAATACCCTGTTTTAAGAGGCTCGATTAACATTGATAAACGAGTAGAGGAAAGATCTACTGCGTCTTTTACTATTGTAGACGAATTAGGGACAGATACGTTTGTCAGGGGAATGCCCGTTCAGATTCTACAACCCTGGGCATTCCCCCCTTTCCACTTGAATGAGTTTTCAGGATTCATAGACACACCTGGACATGGTAAACACTGGGTAGGGGCTGGACTTTTACACGATATCTCGTGTATGGATAATCATTACTTAGCTGATAAAAGATTAGTAACAAAAGCCTATACAAACCAAACGGCGGGTTTTATTGCGAATGATATTTTTACTGACTACCTAGCCGCCGAAGGTGTAGTAATAGGAGAGATTCAAACTGGGCCAATTATTAAAGAGGCGATATTCAATACTGTAAAAGCTACTGAGTGCTTTGATGCTCTTCAGGAATTAACTGGGTTTACGTGGTTTATCGATGAGACAAAACAATTATATTTCATAGATAGAGAGACTAATGTTTCTCCCTGGAATCTTGATGGTACTAACCATAGAGCGATTAAAGATTCCGTTCATTTGTCAACAGGGAATCCTATGTATAGGAATAGACAATACATCAGGGGTGGGACTGGATTAACATCTCAGCAAACAGAAAACTTTACCGGAGACGGGTCTGTTGTAGCTTTTACAGTTGGTTATCCGATAGCTCAAGTTCCAACTGTCACAGTCAACTCCGTAGCTCAAACAGTAGGCATTAAAGGAATAGACACCGGGAAAGATTGTTATTGGAATAAAGGTGATGCCACAGTAACCTTTGACACTGCTCCTGGTGTTGGTTTAGATGTGGAAGTTGTCTATTATGGGCAGTATCCGTTGATGTGGATGGTTGCTCACCCGACTGGGGTTCCAGTAATGGCAGCGATTGATGGTACTACCGGAATAGTAGAGGAAATCACTACCGAAACACAGCACGAGTCATCGGACTCTATCAAGCAATCAGCACAAGGGAAGATAGATCAGTATTGTCAAGACGCCGAAAGGTTTACCTACCAAACGGATGAATTCGGGTTATCTCCGGGTCAACTTCAGGAGATAACCTATACTCCGTTTGCGTTTGCCGCTCATAAAATGTTAATTGAATCTATAAACATAACCCCAAACGGAAATGATGTCAGATATAACATAACTTGTATCACCGGCCCCTCTATGGGGAGTTGGGCGAAGTTCTTTTCTAACATTCTCAAGCGTCAGGACAACTCGATTAAAATAGGCGACTCTTTATTGTTGGTTCTTTTACAACAAGGTGAAACCTTAGAAGTATCTGAGGTTGTTTCGATAGACGAAGACGAATTCGCCGTTAGCGGTAATGTTAATAGATGGCTAAACTCAGCCCCGATAAGTTCAGGTAGTTTACAAAACGTTCAACACGAGAGATTAGAAATGACTGAGGTTGGCTCTGAAGGTCATCATACTACAGAAGATTACACTTGGGAAGTTGACACCGGGGATACAAGGTGGGATTTCTTTAGCTGGTCTTAGGAGATGATATGGAAGAGAAGAACAGATTAATCATATCGGGTAAAGGTATTCTAGAAGCTACTAAAAAGGGTACTAGAAAATACGATAATGGTATTTTAGTAGACCCAGGCGAAGTGGTTTACAGAGTAGAAAACCATAACATAATCTGTAATGAAGGTCTAATTCTCGTGGCTGGATTTGCGGTAGACGAATCGGCTGTTTATGATGTTGGAATTACTTATTGTGAAATAGGGACAGACGCAACGGCGCCGGCTGCGGGAGATACTACACTGACAGCCTATCATGGTAGGAAAGCCATTACCACAGGGTCAAGGACAAACTATGAAGATACGATTGCGACATTTTTCACGGCTGCACAATCGACCTGTGCGATTGAAGAAGCTGGAATGTGGGGAGGCTCTAATGCAGCAGCCGGAGAAGCTACGGGGCTTTTATTCTCTCATTTCCTGGTTTCCTTTGACAACTCAGCCGGATTGTACGACATCACCGTAACCTATGTTCTGACAGTAGCGAGGGGATAATATGGCAATAACAGCAGGTTCAGCAGCTTTAGCATCGGATGTAGCTCTTGGAGCGAATATGCCTTCTGGTTTTATAGGGATATGGACAGGGACAATAGCCACTATTCCCGCAGGATGGCTAATCTGTGACGGCAATAGCTCTACCCCGAATTTACTAGCTCAATTTGTTGAAGGTGTAGCAACTGCTGCCACTAACCCAGGAACTACGGGCGGAGCGGTAAGCAAAACGACTACGGGTCATAAACACACTACTGCTGCGCTTGGGGAAATGGGAGGAGGAGCATCAGGCTATGATACTAAAACAGATGACATTGCCGATATTAGACCGCCATATTATGATGTCGCATTTATTATGAAATCTTGAGGTGAATGATGATAATAAAATGTTTTAGATGTGGTAAGGACATAGATACCCCTAATGTAAAGAACTCTGATTATGTAATCGCAGAAGATACCAAAGCAGATGAATTAAGAGAGGTTGTTTTCGCTCTCAAACATAACGATAAAACTCTAGGCAAAGAGAACGCTAAAGATGAAGACTATACCAGAGTAGAAATTAAGACACCTCAAGACGCTAAAAACGCTGTCAAAATAATCTCCGAACATCAACTTCAAACAATCCAGAAAACAGGAATCGTATGTCCAGAATGTTATAAAGAAACTGACCTCGTGATTTGGGGTAAACATAAATAGGGGGTGAACTATGGCAGGCGGGATACTCGATAACGCTGAATTTGAAAATCAATTAGATGATATGAAAGCTAAAGGCACGCTTGACAAGTTCACTGCCCGTGAAATGTTTAAGCTCAATCAGAAGGTGGGGCAATTACCCTGCGTGAGTGATGAGTGCCCTTTGCCTAAAACAAGGTCTAGAATTAAGCCACAGCTTGTCGCAGGGGGTACGGGTGCGGGAGTCGCTACAATTATCTGGGCTATTTGCGACTTTGTAACAAAGATGTGGTTCAAATGATTTATCGAATCCCCATTGAGCAAGCCCGGGCGGGCGACATCTTGCTTTTTAAGCGATCAGGAATTCTGAGCTTTAGTTTAGCTTGGATGATTAAGACGATAAAGGAACCAAGCTGGGATATGGCTTGGTGGCATATGGCTCCGATGATTTCAGATGATAAATATGCCGATGCTCAATGGCCTAGAGTTAAGATTTCCAGTCTATTAACAGCTATTTCAAAGGGTAAGGAAATCAGGGCTTACCGGATTATGGAGTCACCTCCGCCGCAAGAGAAGACAGATTGCTTTGTTAAGAACACGATAGGACAGTTATATGATGCCCCTGTTTATCTATGGACAGCCCTTAGGAAGCTTGGAATCCCGATTCCTAGACTTATCAACAAATGGTATGACTGTTGGGAAGTTGCTTATTGTGCGATGGATTACTGGGATTGTGAAATAGACCCTTCGGATTGGAATTATCCTTTCATAACTGATTTCTTGAGATATGCAGGTGAACTATAAGATTTATCGAATGGTATGCCCTAAATGCGGATATGTTTATTATTTAGAATTAATAGACATTCCCGAGTATGAAGTTTGTCCTTTGGGATGTGGATATAGAGGAAAGTTTAAAACCTTTTTGATTGGATAGGGTTAAAACCCTGCTCCTAATGATGAGGGTCGGAGAACATCCGACCCTCTTTTTTGTTTATTCAGTTGTAGAAAAACACCTCCTTAATTTATTTCCTTGACCTCTATTATCATTCCTCTAGGGATAGTCAAGGCTCCATCATACCCAGTATCGTTGTGATATAAGTTCTCTATCACTCCGTTTGTGATAGTAACTCTATCATCATCCATATATAATACATAACCTAAATTCCTACGGGTTAATGGTTTCATTTCTCTGATAGCTTTAATGGTTAGATTAGCATCTTCAGAAAAGGCATCTAACCACGAAATTTCAACTCTTTGAAGCATAGAAATTACTCCAGATTTCTGATATTTTCATACTCGCCACTTCGCCTAAATCATCAACTATATCAACGGGGCAATCACCTAATGAATCTCTTAAAGGACATATCTTGCACTCGTCTTCTATCTGGTGTCCTTTGGGAAGTTTAATCTTTGTTTTGGCGAAGTGGGTACAAATCATTTTGACTCCAATAGTTCGGGATTTTCGTAGATGTTGCCGATGATTTCAATTTCTTCACTTCTTGCAATTTTGGTATTCCCTGCAAGATAATCATAAGTTTCTATTATAAAAACCCGCCATTCTCCCAATTTTTCACAATCATAACATTGGCACCGTTTTTGTTTAACAATATCCCTCTCGTAAATCTCCTTGCCGTTCTTATCCTTGAGGCCGGTGTATTGCATAACTTCTATTTCTGGATGCTCGCCCCTAAGAATAGAAGCTATCCAAACAGAATTGTAATTGCCAAACAAATCAAAAATTTCTTTTGTGTCTTTATCCCAAACTCTAAATTTCAGTTCTCTCATTTCACAATATCCTTTATCTCATCCCAATTATTAACTCTGATTAATTCATTCTCGATGTTTAGACATTGCAGATTCCATGGTTGTGTGTAAAGTAGTTTGAACTTACCCCTGGCATCTCTTAATTTCTCTGGTCTATCATCGATGTGGTAATCGTAAAGCCCTTGTCCACCGTTAATCCCGGAGAAAGGAATGCCCCAGTCAATTAACCATCTAGCTAGTTTATCGTACCCCATATATTTGACTCTGTTTGAATAGATGACAATCTCATATTCCTTAGACTTCCAATCATTCAGAACGCTTAAGGCTCCGGAGATAAAATCAGGCTTACCCCATACCTGGTCGTGAAACATCTCGTCTATTGCATTAGACGATACTCCAAGAGCGTCAGATAGATTATAGGCGAATATCTTTGACGGGTCTATCCTGACGTGAAACTTCTGCCACACAAGGTCAGCGAAGTCATAAGATACCACAACACCATCGATGTCTAGTAGAATTCGTTTCTGATTAGGCACAGCACACTCCGAACAATAACCCTCTTGACAAAGCAACTTGTTTTGATAAGAACACCATTCTCCTTTGTGATTTACCGTATCTATTTTCATTTCATACCTACTATAAGTTATTTTTCTTTACTTGTCAATAGCCTGCATATCTTGGCATAGATATGAACATCCTGAAGTCTAGTGTCTATATTTTCGACCTCGCCTTCATATCCTTGATTAAGCATCCAAAGAGCAGCATCAAGCTGTTTCATTAGATAGGCAAGACATATTACTCTAGAATCAGATAGTTTCAGATTCGGATACATAGAAAAGATTTGAGATACTCTGTTAAAATTGCCATAGGTATCCCCGCCTTTTGTATAGTCAGCGTTTTTGGCTCTATATAGGTTTAATTCTTCCATTGTTAATTGATCATAGTCTTTCATTCTATTGCTCTCCTTTTCGGTGATTGTAAGATATGTATAGGAATGTCATCGCCTCTTACAATCTGCCCGAAGTTCTCCGTAACTTTCATACATTCATCCTCGGCCTGGTCTACAAAGTCCTGTAGCCCATAACATCTGAAGACATTAAGAATCGCCCTGTATTGACCTCGGGTCTGAAACAGGAGCTTCTTGTATTGCTCTTCCGGCATTTTGGCGTAACCACTCATCTTCAAACAACTCCTGTGCTTTTAGAATTCTCTTAACCATCCAACTTTCTAACTGAAAGTGATAACACACACTGGGCTCGCATTCTTCGATAACAGCCTGGTGATTGCCTATCTTGACTAAAGCCTCTATATATTCAGTCATAATTCACTTCTTATATCCTTTGATTTGTTGGAAGTAAAGTATCAACCAAGCGATAATTGCAATTAGTTCAGATGCCATTGATAGCCACAGTTTAAGAGTGGCGAAGGCAAATGATATAATTGTGAGTAGTACAACTGTTATTAGGCAACTTGCTTTCGAAGGTTTGTTCTTCCCAAAAATACTAGGCAATAAGGCGAGGGCGAAACCGAAGCAACCAACTGTTATAATGTAGTCTTGCCAAATCATACACTCACCTTGATAGCTTGACGTGGAGTCTCGGGATATAATGCCCATTGTTTTGAATAAGGGGTTAAAAGGTTGATTACAGGGGTTGACAAATCAGAAGGCGGGAATCCTCCCGTCTCCGCATATCCCCCCCATTTCAAAAAGGCGTTTGTCTTAACTAACATCTTTCTTTTAGCTGTGACTTTCCCGGATAGAAAACCCTTCTCATCTATTGTGCCTCTGCTATCAGGCATTAGATAGATTTCGGGAGCGATATTAACCACGTGATCGTGAGACATAGCAACCAGATCAGCATGAATCCAGTTAGACGTTCGCTCGGCCTTCACCGCTTTGGCTGATTTAGTCCTAGCCCCGCCATATCCGTGAGTGATATATAACCAAAAGACAAACGGTTTTCCTTTAGTTCTATTGTTGTTATCACCAAAAGAGAGTTTATAAAGCATTCCCTCGGGTCTGTAAGGGATGTTTAATTTCTCAGCAATGTAATCAGTAATGTCCGTTCCAGCGGATTCATAAATTCTGTTCTCGTGATTGCCGGTAGTAGTGCCTAGAATATAATCCTTTATAGGAGTAAGCCACTCTACGACCTGTTTCTTTTGGTCATCGGGAGATCCTACTTGTTTGAATATCTCACCCTTAGAAGTTTTGATTACTGACTCACATAAGTCCCCATTCAAAAAACAATAGGTATTATCATTATTTCTAATAAAATCTACTGTTCTCTGGAAGTGCTTATAGGAGAAATATGGATTGCCGTAATGCAAATCTGAAATGATGACTAACTTAACCTCAGTTAATTCTTTTGGGAGAGTCTTTCCGTACCATCTTAACTCATTCAATACAATCTCCTATCTTCATAACGCTTACAATACATACATTGGCGTGTTATGAAATTTGCCCTTGTAGGATGATTTACCCATAAATGATATTTGTGTATGCCTAACTTACAAAGTAGCTTTCATTCCGGCATCTCCCCTCTTTTAAGTGCGTCAATTTCCTCTTGATGTACCTCTATGCCCCATTCATCAAAATCTCCACCTTCTATAATCGTCTTTTTGTCCAGCCACTCCCCGACCTTGACCAGGATGTCAAGTTTGGCTTTCTTTAGGGATTGATATTCTGTTTCGGGAATAATCCTTACATCTTCCCCGAACGGATTAGCTATTTCCTGAGGTAGAGGGCACCATCGTGGGATACAGTCATCTAAAATCTTGCGACCCCAAGAAGCCGGGTCCATTAACTTACAAGCCCCCTCTACATCAAGGTCAGTTCCGAAATGAGGGCACTCACCGCATTGATGAATTGTAATAATCTTGTAGTTGTTTATCGGTGCTTTATCCATCTTTACTCTCCTTTAATGCTCAAATAATGCTTAAAGTCGCTATTCCATCCCTCATTCCAACTATGCCAGGATTCGGTATCTTTAGGGTAGGGGTTTGAGACTAAATTAGTATCTGAATTGAATTCTATAGATGCCTCTTTGCCTTCCTTGTAAGCAATCCAATCCATCTTCTCTACTCCTAAGTCCCGTGTGTTTTAACTAGATATTTTGTACTTATCTCGCTGCTTTTAACTTTCAAAATCCGATGCGGCGGATAGTGTTCAAATATTTCCCCGTCATTATGACGATAACCAGTGGCGATTATTGCGCTTGCGTGTTCTCTGACTTTTTCTTCATTAGCTACCTCATACTCAAACACCCGCCCATCATCCAGATAAACCTCTATCTTTTTCATTCTCTACTCCTTTAGATACTTAGACTTGAGGGCTTGAAGGGCTTTTACCGGAACTTGATAGATATAAACTGAATCTTTATAAGAGTGACCGCCAAACACAGGTATCGTTACTTCGACTGATTGTTCGTGTACTTCTTTCCCATCAAATAAAGTGCCAGAAGCGTGTTGCGAAAAGAATTGAAATATCTCTCGTACTATTCTCTGGTGTTCAAATTCTCCAAACTCAATTAGACCCTCATAATGTGCTTTATCAGCCTCAGCATCCACCTTGTCTTGGTCAAGTTGGGCTTTAGCTCCTTGAAGTATGTCTATGTAAGGTGTACTGCGATTAAATATTTCTAGTATTTGTCCGATTTTCTCATCAGTTAGTATCTTCATTCCTTCACCTCTTAAAAGTTCTTGCCACAATGGGGACAGATATTGCCTTTCCTAAAATAAAGACACCCAGACATATTAGCTCCGGTAAAAGCAATAAACACGCCTTTATTGCAGATACACCCACCTCCATAGTTTCCGCATTCCGAACAGATAAAATTGCACCAACTCATGTTCTGTGATTGCCTCTGTATTACATCTTCAATTGAGTTTGATGCGACCCAAGTTCCCATTGTCATATCTACTTCACTCCTTTTACTTTGCGGAACTTGGCATTTAGCATTTTGTGTTGGGCATTTCTTTCAAAGCTACCGATATCTGCCAGTACCCCGATGAGTTTACCCTGTCCTTGCGCCATAAGTTCTCTGACGCCTTCTGTTTCTGGTAAGCTCTGGTCTTCATCCAGTACCACCAGCCTTTCAGATGATAGAATTTGCCTGTGCCGGAGCAGGTGGAACAAGTTGCTTTTGATATAGTCCAGCCATAACCGTCACATTTCGGACAAGTTTCTGCTGTCTGCTCATACAGTTTAAGGAGAGCGGCTAGAGGCTCAAGAGAGAGAAGATAATCGGCACTTTCTTCTGGCGTTTCAGCTAAAGCGTGACGCTCCGCAACATCCTTGTAAGCGGTAATCCATTCGATGAGTTCTTTTCTTAGTTCAGTCATAGGTTAGACTCCTCTCTTGCCAACTCTTATATTTGACTCTCGTATTTTCCCATAGAAAACATCAACATCTTCTGGGTCTGCAAACTCGGTAAGCTCCCGTTTTTTGTTTATAGCCGACTTACGGTCATTAAAGAACCAAGCCCCTATATCGCCTATGTCGTAACAAACCACTAAATATCTGTGGGACTTCTTCATTTCTCCTCTCCTTCTTTGAGTAAGGCTAGCTTCCTAATTGATAATTTTTGGACTTCCAATACTTAACTTCATCCCGTAATCTTTCCTCATCGAAAGCAGCTTCACGATTGAGTATCCTCTCGCTTTCTATCTGTCGCTTATTACAAGCATTGCATTCTTCAGGTGAAATCCATCCTTCATCTATCATCTTCTGCCGTTCCTCTTTACGGGCTTGCTCTTTAGCTTCGGCGATGAGGGCAGAGTATTTCGGAATATATCTTGCTAATGCGGTACATTCCTGCATCTCTTGCGGTGTGCAATTACACGTACAAAACTCACAAAATATCTCTTTGATTTTCTCTATGCTCATTTCTTTTGCTCCTTAGTCTTTTTATATTGAGATACAAAGCAATGTTTACAGTTCATACACTCCTGTAAAACACCAGAACCTAGATGATTAAACCAATGCGAGTAAGCCTCGTAGTTTTGGCAATTAGTCTTTTTGCATTCTATTCCTGTGCGTTTCTTCATATCTACTCCTTTACTTGAGGTGGGAGAGGGCTAGTTTAATCGGCATACACTTTGAGCTTTATTGCTCGTTCTCGGACACGAACTCCAGACCCTCTCCCTACCTCTTGGTGCTGGCTCGGATAGTTTCGCCTGACACTCCGATAGTTCAATAGTTGAGTCTTGGACACCAGCTATTAAGTTTTATCTCTCCTTTATGCTTTGAATTGATTGCCCTTTATTTGACCGAGTTTAATGACAAAGGTATTGTCTCGCTCTTCGATGCCTTTACACTCGACAATCATCTTTGGGGCGTTTAGACCGTATCCGTTTCGGAAATGTATCTCTTCATACTCACGCCCTCTTAACCTCTTAATCCAATATGGTTTTATTTCTCGATATTCTTCTTTCTTAAGCCCAGAATCTATCATGTAAAACCATTGGCGATAAAGCGTCAGATGTAAAACCCTCAATTAGCACTCCTGTGTTAGGTATGTTTGTTTCTTCTCAACCAGTCTCATTAACTTGGCTTGTCAAGGCCGGATGCTAGTTTGGCATCACAATTTGTGACCTCAGAATATAGTATCTTTTTGGCATCTTCCCAAGCTGCCATTTTACCCATAACATAAGCCAATTCCATTGAGCTAGAAAACTCTACAGGAGTTAGATTGTCTTCGTGTTTCACAAACCAATTTCCGTCATTGTCCCGATGATAATAATTGCTCACATTTCTCCTTTTTGTGGAACTTCAATAATTTATGTTTGCACCTGAGACAAGTTGTTTTATCTCCTGATCCGTACATATTGCCGTACCTTTTAGTAATCGTCTTATGCCCTAGTAGTTTACATATAAGATTCATATCAATCCCCTTTATGATATACCCTTAAATTGAGTTTGTCAAGTCTTTTATTTTATCTTTTAATTCATCTATCAACTTTACTAATTCAGAGGGTGTGTATTTCTTGATTTCGGTTGCTTTGTCCTCTAATTGTATGTCAAATCCCTCTCCATAAAGGTTAATAATCTTCCTGCGGTATTCCAGGAGATTACCATTAAGGTATCTGTTACAATATCTACACTGTAAATGGCAGTTCTTCTCATCAAATAGAGTTGAATTATATCTTCTGGAAACGAAATGTCCTGCGTCTCCTGAATCATAGGGGATTAACTTCCCACAGGTAATACACTTCCCGTGAGTCAGCGTTCCGGTTGTTTTCAAACAGTCCCTTAGTCTGATGTATTGAGAGAATAAAATCCAAGCTTTTCTTTTAAGGCTTGCTACACTGGGCTTCTTTTTGGGTTTATTTAACATCTTTACCTCTCATAGTATCATTACGCTTTGGGATAGTCTTTTGGCCGCTATCTCACAATACTTTTCTTCTATCTCTATGCCAATACATTTACGACCTGTATCTAAAGATGCTCTTAACGTGCTTCCCACACCCATATAAGGGTCTAGTATTATCATAGCGTCAGGGACTAGCCCGAGACACCATCTCATTAAAGAAATGGGCTTCTGACAAGGGTGGCAATACTCTATATCTTCGCCCGCTTCTCTGTAAGCCCCAATCCAAGTATAACGATATGCTTGTGACCGAGTAATAAAATTAGTCCAAGCCAATTCCATTTCTGCCTGTCTTATCTTCGCCCCATTACGAGCAGTTTTAATCCACGCAAGCCAGCCAAAATGAACGGGTAATTTATCAGCGAAACAATTACCGCCCCATATTATTAACTTTTCAGCAAGTGGCAATAATATTGATGGGTCAAACGGGCTATTATCACCCTTAATTACATCGTAAGATTTATTATTCTTAAACTTGTCATAACTGGTATCAAGGTTTATTCCATACGGCGGGTCAGTCAATACTAAATCAATACTCTTATCAGGTATTTTCGGTAATAGTTCTCGGCAATCACCACAATAGATAGCTATATCCGCACTGTCATCTCTAAAGTAAGGCTTGCCGATAGCTTCTATTATCTCATTAAAGCCCATTCCTTAACCGCCTTATCAAACTTCTCCATAACCATATCTAAATCAGTCCCATTAAAGCATTGCTTCCCCCCGAAGTATTTAACAGCGGGATCGATAAATATAGCCTGATTAAATTCCTTGCGCCTTGCGTCTTGAGTTTCGCTATCTACTGTTAAATATTTAATGAATAGGTCTCTCAATAATTTAGTATCCATTAAAATTCCTCTTCTGGTTTAGCCTTATCGACATATCCTGTTCCGTGACAAGTAAAGCATTCATTACCCTTATACAGACCTGAGCCTCTACAGTCAAAACACTTAGTCAAGGGTCTGATATTTCTAAATTCTACTCCCCCGTTCGTTATGTCGAAGCCATAAACTTCTCGATTAGGGTCACGCTCAAACCACTCCTTAGCCTTCCTTACTGTCATTCTACCCTTGTCAATCGTTAAATAGAGTGATGCTAGCTCTTCCGAGAAAGCCCGGCCCCTGCCGAGGTTAGAGGACTCATCCTTTTGAAGTACGATTAACCCGACACCATTCCCTAGTTTAGATTGTATCCCCTGAATAACGTGGCCTATGTTATAGAGTTCATTTGCCGGCAGGGAAATCCAATCAATAATGGTAATCTTGTCAGGTTCAATTATGTCAGCCCAGTTCTCAAGTCTTTTAAGGAGTTCGAACTTTGGCTTACCATTCTCATTAAGGGGATTATTCCAGGTCATTCTTGATATTCGGCGTTTGAACTTCACCGGGGTGTATTCATTCCCCATTAAAACACAAGGGAAAAACGACATATTCTCCCAGAGAAAGTTCTGAGCGAAGGTCGTCTTACCCATATTCGAAACCCCGGCTACTACGATAATATCTCCGGGGGAGATACACACACAACCATCAAACCCAAACTTAGTTCCATCTCTACCTTGGGGCCACTTAATGTCTAGTGTCTTCCCTGCATCGCTGTTATACCAATCTATTATATCTTTATCTTTATTAATATATCTATATATACGGTTTAACTTTTCAATTTTCTGCTGTTTAACCTCATACGCTAGTTTTATAGCTACAAGTTGGCGATTTTCACGTTCAGATATTTGTAGCTGGCGACAGACCATATCGAGGTCAAACGTCTCGCCCCTGTGAATGTCCAGCCATGTATCTACTAATGCGGAGACTTTTTTGTATGTAGGAGAGTCCAATCTAGCCTCACATTTAAATATTTAAATATTTGTTAAATCACGCATTTAAATTTAAATACTTTGTGCGTTTTTAAATTAGTTAAACTTTTTAAATAATATCTTTCTTTTTCTTGTCCAAATGTTCATTAAATTTATTCTGAAGATGCAAAAACCCGGCTTTAGTCTGGTCTATTTGATGTCTTAATTGTTTAACCTCTAAAGGTTCAGGTATTTCGGGTGTTGGTTTTGGCAATTCGTTATCACGTTCATACTGGGGTTTATTGCAATAGTCACACCCACATATCCCGTACCTCCCCGCTTTAACTCTAGGGTCATCAGGATAGAGATATCTAATACAGTCCTCGCAGTTCATCCCTCGAAGTCTCGTGGCGGGTTAGGGGAGGGCGATTCAGTTATAATTATATAATACCCATTCCCTAACTCTTTACCAATCTCCATTTTGTCTCCCGCGACAAGTTGCTCTGCTAATTCCAAGATTCTAGATTCAGGAGCGTGATGTACGGCTTTTTCATTAATCCCGAATCTCATTCTTCCTTACCTCCAATTTCTTTAACTGCCCTTACAAGAGGGGCTTCGCCGGGTTTAATCTCGTTAAGAAATTCTATCATAGTCGATGCTTCGGCTTTTGTCAACTCTTTAGTAGAGGATTTGTTAAAGGTTTTCTTGATGTAGGCTTTGGCTTCTTCTGGGGAGAGTTGTTTTTCTTTAGCTGTAGCATAGATTTTCTTGATCTGGGCTTCGGTGATTTTATCAATAGGCCTTTCAGTTGTTGGAACTGGCCTTTCAGTAGCTTTTGCAGTAGTGGCTTCTACTGCATCTCTGTATTTGGCCCCATCCCATAATCCGGCGTAAATATCGGCAGCTACACCTAGCATTTTCATGGCTGTTGATAAGGCATCGGTGATTGCCATCTTATATCCTTCATCATTAGCATGGAGACCAGTCTTTTCTTTTTCTACTAGCATAGACCCGCCACAACCCGGGATCGGGTCACTCCATAATTCACCCTGCTTGACAAAAAGGTTTATTGCGGCAAAGGCAAATACTTGTCCATCATTGGCTATCTCATTCCATACTCTGAGAGTCTCATATTTCCAACCAATACCGCACATGCCAAATTGCTCAGTTATGGCTTTGTATCGCCATTGAGGGTTAATATCTGTCTTACCAGATAGCCTCCCTCCTTGTATTTGCCTCAGAGCTTCTTTGGGGGGCTGTTTAAGGGCGTTGTAGATTTTTAAGTTATCCATCTTTTATACCCTCTGCTTTGGCTAGAGCCCTTTTTAATGGTTTAATATCCGGCATAGCATTTTGTTCTAAATCCCATACCGCACTTTTAACAGTTTCGTAAAGGTCAGGGGCGGCAGCGATTAGGTGAGCATTAGCTTCTGCTTCAACATCCGTGTTTCCATGCACTTCAGCTATTTGGTCTAGCTCCATTCCGGTTGTTACAAATGTTCTTGCCCCCGTTCTTTTGCACCTGAACATGCTAAATCTTGAAAAGGCCGTTTCGGTATTTGCCCATATTCCTTTAGTGTAATCCATTAAAATATTTCCTCCGTTTCGGTAGATTCTCCCGCCTCTTTCTTTCCCAAAAATAAGACTCGATTAGCGATGACTTCTGTTTTATAATGTTTAACTCCGTCATCACTCTCCCAATTTCGGGTTTGTAATCTCCCCTCGACATAGACCTGTTTCCCCTTATTGATGTATTGATTGCATTGTTCGGCGAGTTTATCCCAGGTTACAATGGCAAACCATTCTGTAGTTTCGGACTCCCCGAATTTGTTATTGACTGCGACTCTAAATGAGGTCACGGCTTTACCCGATGGAGTGAATCTCATCTCGGGTTCGCTGCCGACATTCCCGATTATTGTAACTCTATTTAACATTTCAACTCCTTGTAGTAACTCTTAGAATTTCCTCGGGCCACGCCTTGACACCGGGGATCGATATAGTGCCTTTAGTCGCTCTAATTACCTTGCCGATTTTTACCTCATCAGCTATTTTGTATTCGTTTGGTAATGCAGCGAAGTCTATTACTTCAAACTTCCAGACCTGTGATGTGCCCGCCGTTCCGACTTCTGTGTGTACTTTATCCGGTGCTACTTGAGGCACTGGCACCGGAGTAGTGTCAACAGTGAACTCGCCACCGTTTAGCTTTGCTTGTTTCTTAGCCAACTCGATGGCCTGTCTATTTATTTCCTCGGCCTCTCTTGCCTTGCGTTCCTGCTCGGCCTTGAAGGTCAGAATCTTCTGCCGGGTAACTTTGTCTGCCTGATCGATAGGTTCAAAGAACTTGTCAAAGGCTGCACGAAATGCCTTTACTTTATCATTAAGCGGGTCAAGGTAGCGTTTCTTCTGCTCGGTGAGTGCTTTCTTGAGGTTGGCGATTGATGCCAAGTCTTCGGTAGCCGGTTTCAGGTCATCATTAGATTGGATAACTCGCCCCTCAGCATACTTGAGAGCGGTGGTGGCCTGCTTGTAAAGGTTCTGAAGGATAATGTCCTGCTCTGGGACACAAAGCCCTACAGCGGTAATATCTTCAATAGCTGCCTGATGTTCATTCATTTAATTTCCTCCTCCATTAATTCTTTAGCCCACTTAAAAAAGGCTTTGTAATGAGGCCAAGCCTTTTCAGGCATACCCTGTTGATATGCCCAGTCGTCCGTTTGAGATAACCATTCATCGGGTGTAAAAGCGTGGCATCCTGAAACTACCTTATCGCCGCATATTGTTACCGGCCAGCAAAATTGAGACTGGAATGTTAGACCATTAAGATTTTCAGGTACGTTAGTTTTTTCTAAGAGCTTCACCCCGTCACCGAGCCTCACCCCGTTACCGAGCCTCACCCAGTTACCGAGCTTCACCCCGTCACCGAGCCTCACCCCGTTACCGAGCCTCACCCCGTTACCGAGCGTCACCCCGTTACCGAGCTTCACCCAGTTA